TACGACGATGAATGGTGTTATCACAAGCTACCAAAAGATTTTTTTAAAGAGGAATTGCCGAAAAGCAAAGAGAGTTACCAAGTCAATGCACACGCGCTAGAATTAATTGCATTAATGGAGAAGCAAGAAAATGAAAGCTAAAACTAAAAGACTTACAATTAAAGACCTCAAGGAATTAATAGATGAGTTGTTTCAAAGAGGGTATCAGAACGAAGAAGCGGCACGCGAAATATTAAAGCAAGAAGCGCGCGGGGCTGAAAAGCACATGACACAATTAAGGGAATGGAGAAACGAAACAATAGAAGCCTTTGATAAAAAGATATTTGATATTAATATGGAGAAAATTTCAACCGTTCGTATGTGTAGGGAAGACCTGGAGGCATCGCTAGATAAATGGAAACATAAATTATTACTACGCTTAGGGGACGAGAAAGAGGATCTTGAGGTGCGGATGCGAAAGAATAGGGAAGATTTTAAAAATGTTTATTATTACGGATTATTGCTAATTGTTTTAATTCAGATTGTGACTAATTTAACATAGGGGATTCATGAAAATAACACTAAAATTTCTTAAAGAAAAAGATGCCTGTGACGAGGGTCTAAATTGGTATAGAAAACAAGAGTCAAAAGAAGTAATGGATTTATTAAAAGCGCTAATAAAACAAAAGCAGCATGTTTGGGCTGAATGGTTAATGAGGAATGCTTTTAATCCAGATCAATTTATACGGTACAGGGATTACGATTCTAAGCTTTTAAGAACTACGATATATTCTCATGCGTATATTCGAGATTTGGTTATGCAATACGGATTAAGTTTAATTAAAGAAGGGATTCATGAAAATAACTTTGGGCTTTCTTAAAGCCTGCAAGGCACGCGATGAGTTTATCAAGTGGTTTAAAAAGCAAAAGTCAAAAGAGTTGGTCGACCTAATGAACACGCTAATAAAAGAAGAGCGGCACTATTGGGCTTACTGGCTAATGAGGGAATCATTTAGCATGGAGCAAACTAGGCGATACCTCGAATATGAATATAAAGTCCGCAAGTCTCTTAAGTACGCCGATTATATTACTCGCGAGGCAGCGATGCCCGGGTACTTGCAATACGGATTAAGTTTAATTAAAAGAAGGGATTCATGAAAATAACAACACATTATCAATTTAATATAGGAAGATTTATGACACGAGTAAAACAGTATCAATTGTTAATTAAGGACGGTTTGAAATCTGAGTTTGGGGCAATGGAGACATGGGGAGATATCAAAGATTGCATAACAACAACCGCGCATAAAGAATTAATTTATGGTGCAGAGCCTTATACGGTGGGAGATCCTACTAGCTATCAGGGGTTAGAGATTTTTATTTACAAAGAGGTATTATGAGCGAAGAAAAACCAGTTAAGACAATAGAAGAAATATTAGAGTTTATAGATAAAGAAATTTCATACATAAAACTAATACCAGGCGATACATTTCACGCTGGCTTACTTCAAGGTTTGCTGTCATCACTGGACGAGGTTAGAGAATTTATTTTAGGAGAAGGCGAATCATGAGCGAAGAGTTTATAAGAGTAGTAATAATGTTGGCGTTGTTTTGGGTTCTTTTAAGAAAAAGAAAAGTCGTAGAAGAAACTAAAACAATAACTATCTTAAGAATAGCCCTTACCTTTAGCTTGTGGGCTACTCTAATAAGAATGCTTGTGTCGTTCTATTAAAAAGAGGAAATATGAAAAAAAAGTTTTACAAGAAATGTTTAATCCGAAACGGTTATGTCTTTAAACCGACGCTTGCTTTTAGACCATTTATTAGAAACTTTATAGGTAAGAAAGATTGTGAAAAAATGGTCAGGCTAAACGGAGAGCAAGAAATAATAGAAAGAATAAAAAAGCTAGAGAATGAATAAATCATCTAAGCAGGAATTAGTAAGATACATGCAGCTCAAACTACTGCAAGCCGCTAAGGTAATCACCGAGCTACGCCACCAAGTAGAATTTAAAGCAATTATCAACAGCATCGAAACCTTTAAATACACAGCTGATTTTAGCTACCTAGAAAATAATAAAAAAATAGTGGAAGAATTTAAGGGCTACATATTTGAGCGCCACGACTCAATACTTAGAGTTAAAATATTGTCTGCCCTTTACCCCGATTTAATATTTAGAATTACAAAACCTAAAGGCGTTTATAGAGTTTATAAAGCCGGTAAGTGTTTAAGAGAAAAAATAAAAAATGGAAAAACTAGAAATTAACGAATTGTTAAAGCTCTACATTGGCACAAAAGACGAGCGCGCGTTTGAAGAAATCTATAAAAGAAGCTATTCCAACGTTTTCGGACAGCTTAAGAAAATGCTTAAAAACATAGAGCAGACGGAAGAAGTTACCCAAATCGTTTTTTTAAAACTATTTAGAAAAATACATACATTCAAATTTGAATCTAGCTTTGCTTCGTGGCTTTATAGGGTAGCGGTGAATGAAGCCAATATGTACATGCGATTAAATAGTAAGCACGAGAGAAGAAAGGCACTGCAAAAAGAAGTTAACATACTACAGCTAACTAGCAACCTCTTTAGCGCTAATATTTTATATGATTATTTTTTAAAGAAAAAACTTAAAGAAACCGTACTTTACTTAATAAAGCCAGAGTACAAAGAATCTTTATTCTCATGCCATCTCCCCCTAGCGCAGGTGACAAAAGACCAAAACAGCACAATACCAACAGTTAAATCAAGGAGGATCCGAGCAAAGAATAATCTAATTAAAAGACTTAAAGAAACATACGACGAATACAAGGAGGCTATTTGACAATAATATACGAGACATCAGTAGATTTATATTCCGTAATTACAGAGGCAGAAAAATCAGGTTTGCCCTCATTTTGTCCAGAAAAAAGATTAATTATAAACGTGATTTTATGCGCTATATCAGACGCTAGATCCGTACGCTATCAGCGCGCAGAAAAACCAGAGTACGCTTTGAGACAGAAAAAAAATGCAGTTGGTTGGTTGCTTAGTTATTCAACGCAAGAAAGATCGTTGCTTTGGTACCTTGGTTTAATCTCGGACTTTCCTAAAGAAAATCACAAGGCAATTATAAGCTATCTATCAAGCGAGGGGGATGTAGGGCGAAACGATAAGAAGGGGCTAAAGACAAGGAAGCAAAAACTACCGGAAATATCTAAATTCGACTTGTTAAAGCTTCTAATTAAAAATAATTAATATTTTCTATATACTGGCAAAGTTTTATATGAACATAATAAAAATGACGATGGTGTATAAACCGCTATTCAATTCTGTAGGACACTGCTTGTCCTATTATTCGTTTAACAATCCAGCACGACAAAAATCAATTAATTTACTAGACACAGAAACATCTAGCAAAAGAAACTATCTCCCCTTTGAAAGCGAAAATCCTCATCTTATTTGGGCTAGAATCCTAAAGGGGATCCAAAAGGTTAAAAAATTTCATTCAAAAAAAGCTATAAAGGCTTGGGAAATTTGCAGTATAGGGGAAAACTTTATCAAGTTAACTCCTAAAGACGCGGCAATCGTGCTTCACACTACAGAGAGAACAGTCTATAGGTGGCTTGCAGCGATACAAGAAGACTTAGAGGAAGAATTTATTAAGCGAGACCTTATACAAAGAAAGGAGAAACTCAGTGACTACCGAGACTCTTAGGGATAAGAAACAGCGAGAAATTATATTAATGAACTCAATCACAGAGGCTATTAAAGCTTTATCTTTAGCCCTACAAGCATTAGGCATAGCCAGATTGCATACTATGGCAGCCCCGGAAATTTTAGAATTAGACGACCTTGTAAAAGGGAAATCAATACCAAAAAAAGATGAACAAAATTAAACACTTATGCAAATTACGGACATTGAAACGCATTTAATAACCGCTTATGAATTTAACAACAGAAATCACAGTGATGAGCAGATCAACAGGATTGCATGCTCTATAAAGGAATTTGGATTTAATCAGCCTATAGTAATTGACGAAAATAATATAGTGCTAGTCGGTCATGGTCGTCTATATGCAGCCAAGTCTTTAAATCTAGACAAAGTGCCTTCATACAAAATCACAGGGCTAACGGAAGTGCAGAAAAAAGCATATAGGATTTTAGACAACAAATTGCAAAATGATTCAACCTGGCAATTTGACAATTTACATTTAGAGCTTGGGTTTCTAGAGGATAACGGCTTAGATCTAGAAGAGTGGGGGTTAGACTCTCTAAGAGATTTACTAGACAGCAACACCAACGCAGAAATAGTTGAAGACGACGGAGGGGGAGAGCTACCAGACGAAACTTACCTCAAATTAGGCGATCTAATAGAGCTTGGGAATCATCGGGTATTGTGCGGTGATAGTACGACGGAAAATAATCAAATAGGTGACTTTGTAGTTACCGATCCTCCTTACGAACTAGACGCTAATCAAGTAATAGCCGCAATCGGAGAATGCAACCACTTGCTTTTAATGACCAGCATCAAACAAGGATTTGAAGTTTACAAAAATGTTAACTTGTCATTTTGTTTTGATTTAGTTTGGAATCAGCACGTACCGTCAAGCATGTTAAATAAGAAGGTGCCTTATTACGTACATAAAAATATATTTTATTTTAATAACAAAGACACGATATTTGATTGTGACAACGCTAAGGGATCTTTTAGCGAAAAAGGATACTACCCCAGCATTATAGATGCACCAAAAAACACGCAAGAAAAACATGGATTGACTAAAAACTTAAAAGCATTTACGCAAATGTTAAGCGGCTTTAAATTCTCAACAGTATATGATCCCTTCCTTGGCTCAGGCACAACGCTAATAGCCGCCGATCAACTAAATCGTACGTGCTACGGAATGGAACTAGAGCCTAAATACTGCCAAGTAATCTTAGAGCGTTATCAAAAGCATTGCATAGCAACAAATAAAGAATTTATATGCAAAATCAACGGCGAGGTATTCAATGGCACCGAAACCACATAAATACTCAAACGCCACAAAAGAAGAGAAAGCAAAAGTTGAATCTCTTGCAGGGATCGGATTACCAGCCGAGCAAATAGCCACGATTATGGAATGCGGCGAATGTACGATCCAGAAATATTTTAAAACAGAACTCAAGCGAGGCATAGCTATTGCTAACGCTAAAGTTGCAGGGTGGGCATTCGGAGCAGCAAGTAAGGGGAACACCGCAATGATAATATTTCTTTGCAAAACTCGCTTACAGTGGCGCGAGAAAACAGATCAAGATTTAGAAACAAAAGAAGAAAAGAAAACAATAATCTTACAAGCAGAAGACAAGCCAGAAAGATTAAAAGAAGATGGGTGAAAAGCTTAAGTCTCTCATTCCATGGTGGACGCACAAGATTTTACAGGACAACACACCATTTAGAAAGTTTCATATTACTAAAGGCTTAGGAGCCGGCGGCAGTTGGGGCGCAGCAATTTGGCACCTCTATCTAGCATTAGAAATTAATAATGCTCCGAACTCTACTAGTTGGGTGATTGCTCCCACGTACGCCCAGATAGAAGATCCATGCATTACGACGATTGTAGAAATCTTAGAGAAGATCTACAACATGCACGAGGGGGAAGACTATAAACTTAATACCTCAGGACGACCAAAAATAGTTTTTAAAAATAACGTAACAATAAGTTTTAGGTCAGCAGAAAAAGCGCAGAATTTAGTAGGTTCAAACATCACTCATATATGGGTGACAGAGCCAGGATTATTAAAAGAGACAGCTTTTGGCAAGCTTACCGGGCGTATGAGATCGCCTAAATCAAATAGGTTGCAATGGCTATTAGAAGGCACACCAGAAGGGGATACACATTGGAGAAAGCTAGCAGATTTTCCGGAAGGGGTAGACGAGAAACTTAACAAAGTTAGGTTTATTCTTCACACTGCCGATAATAAATTTATAAGACCGGGCTACGTAGAAGAAGTTTTACAAGCTTATGGACATGACGAAGCAAAGAAAAGAAGTTATACACTTGGTGAATTTGCCGACTTTGTAAAGGGGACAGCATACTGGGAATATTCAGAAGCTAGGGTAAGAGTATTTAAAACATACAAAGACCCAAAACGTACATTAAATTTAGCGTGGGATTTTAATAAATCGCCTCTTGCCTGGGTATGCTTTCAAAGATTTTACCACGAGAAACTATACACTAGAAGAGAAGTGTTTGAGGTGCATGGAGTAAGTGACGGAGAAGCTAAAGGTTTACTCGATGCTGTTACAGACTTTGGGCATCAATACCCAGTGGAAATATTTGGGGATACGCTAATAGAGATTGACGGCGACGTATCGGGAAATCATGGCAGTTGGAAAACCGACGGCAGCGATTACGATAATATAATTAAGTACCTAAAAAGCATTGGGTACGGAAAAATAGTTTTAAAAGTACCCTCGGACAATCCAGATGTAAGACCAAGATTGGAGAGAGTGAATGCGCTTATGGCGTACGATAGGATCAAGGTTGATACTACGTGCCAAAACTTGCATCATTCGTTTTCAAAAACTCAATTAGTGCCTGGTACATTTATTTTACAGAAAGAGAGAAACGATATGTGGTCGCATTGGAGCGACGCGTTTGGTTATGCACTATGGAGAATAACGAAATCTGAAAATCTAGAAAAACCGAGAGCTAAGAAGGTTGTCGGAATTAACAATTTATAAAAAGAGCAATTTGAGCAAAACACTGTACCTAAATCCTGAATACGTTTGGTCAAGAGAAGAATATCAGCTAATTAAAGACATGTACGAGGGGCGTCATGATGTTATGTGCAGAAATCCAGCCTACCTATGGCTTCATGCCATAGAAGAAAGCAAAACTGGGGAGCTTCCCAACGCAAAAGGGTCTAAGCATTTAGCTAGAAGAAGAAACAGAACTAGATATTTAAACCTACCCGAAATCATAACAAGTCTTTTGATATCATTCTTTTTTAAAGGTGAAGGCAAAGCAAGCGCAGGTTTATTAAGTTTCTTAGGCAAGCAGTACGACGATATAGACGGTGAAAATACAAGTCTACCCTCATTTATTAAAACGAAAATTGCAGAGCCTTATTTGATTTATGGCAAAAGCGTAGTCTTTGCCGACTCGATTAAACATACAGCCCTTACTCAAGCACAGGCGCAAGAGCAAGGGGCTAGGGCGTTTCTTACTGCTATAAATCCTTTATCCTTTGTCGATTGGCAACGAGTAGGACGAGGCGATAGCGCAGGTAAGCTAAAGTTTGGTCGTTATGTTTACGATGAAATACAGGAGCGTGAAGACGAAACGCAAGAGCCAGAAATTTACAGAATGTCAAGATCTTATTCGATGCTCAACAATCAAGTTATTAGACGAATTTATAGAGCCGAGAAAAAAGAAGGTTCGATGCGACCAGAAATCACAGGGGGGGAGCTGATAGACTCTACTCAATGGATAGAGCAAGAAGCAGAACTAACACAATTACAGCAAGTACCTATAGCAATTCTACAAGACGTTTCTTGGATTAAAGATGTCTGTCAGGAAACTTTGAGATATCATAATTTGAGGTCGAGCAAAGATAATATTTTACATAATCAGGGATATCAAAAAACCTTTATTATTCCGGGGGCAAGTGGCGAAGTTGACGATATAGGTTACAACAATGAGACTTCTTGGATAATACTACCGCCAGGTTCATCAGTAGTGACAGTTGACCCAGTAGACACAGCAGCACACGAGAGAGCAGAGGCGGACAGTATCAGCAACGCTTTTAAACTAGGGCTAAATCAACTCAGAATGCTATCGGGTGACTCTAAATTAGTGCAGGCAGCAGATAGCTTATTGGAAGAAAAATCTAACACTATAGCCCTAATACAATCGACCTTAGAAGACATCGAGAATCATACAAACGAAGCCTTGATTAACTATGCCTCTTACTCTAGAAATGCACCTAAAGATTTAACTTATGAAATCAATAAAGACATTAATACAAATGATTTAGACTCATTTATTAAGGTTTACTCGATGTTCAGAGACCTGATAGGGCAGTATCCAGATATTCAAAAAGAAGCACTAAAAAAAGCAGTGTATAAAATGGATCTATCTAAAGAAGGTTTAAAAATAGCATTAAAATCTTTGGAGGCAGGTAGCAAAGTAGAGCCGCCGGAGACACAGAACGCAGCAGTAGCAGAGGCATTAGGTGGGTAAGCTTAATGATCTAATAACAGATAACATTAAGATAAACGAAAAAATAAAGGCTAAAAACCTTAAGCTTTTTTTAAGTCGGTTAGGAAGATTTTTAGATACGCAAATACCAGCACTAACTAATTTAGAAGGGAAAGATTTACAGGGGCAATTAGCGGTACTAGCAGGGTTACAGCAAGGACTAATAGACCAGGGGCTAGAAGGTGTAGTTAAGCAAATTCAAGAAGCTTACGGCGATGAAATTCGTTTCTTAAAAAAACAATTTTCAATAGTAGGAATAGAGAAAGCCTTTAGCGGTGCAGATAAAGCAGTCGTGGACGAGCTTATAAATTTTGATTACAAGAAAGTTACCAGATTAATTAATCCATATATTGATGATGTTGCCAGCTCTTTAATGCGCGGTGTTTTAGCAGGGGAAAGACCCAATGTGCGCGAAATATTATTAAAAAGTACGAACGTTTTAGAGTCTCAAATAAAGACAGAAGTAGATACTTTATTATCCGGATTCTCTCGCGCCGTATCAGCGAACAAAGCTAAAGAACTAGGCTTAGAACTATTTGTTTACCGCGGCCCGAGTGACGATATTACAAGACCGTTTTGCCAGAAAGTATTAGATAGAGATCCAGCAATATATACACTTGAAGAAATACAAGAATTAAACAGCGCACCAGATGCACCGAAAGGTTTGGACGTTATGATATACGCAGGTGGTTACAATTGCCGCCATCAGTGGGTGGCTATCAGTCAAGAAAGAGCTAAGGAGCTAGGCTATGGGGATTAGATTTAAGTCTACGTTTGACGCAATAAAGGCAGCAAAAAAGATTAGAGATAAAAAGTTAAAAAAACTTAATATAGCCATGGCAGACGCTAAAGACCAGATTTTAGAAAGAGTAGCAAAAGGTCAGGGAGTAGACAGCGCGCTAGCACCATACACAAAAAAATATGAGCGATGGAAAGTTAGAAAGGGGAGAAGCACAAAACCTGATTTAAGATTCACCGGTCAAATGCTAAAGGCTATGCAGACCACAGCCATCAAGAGCGGCAAAGGATTAATAGGGCGAATCTTCTTTTTAGAGCAAGAAGTTATAAAAGCAATTAAAAATCAAAGTTTGCGAAAGTTTTTCGGATTATCTGAAAAACAAAAATTGCAAATACAACAAAAAATGAAGGGTTGAAATGTCAGAAGAAACAGCAGAAGCACAAACAGTAACAAGAGCAGAATACGACTCAGTTAGAAACAAGGCTGATAAATCAATAGGAGAAGCTGAAACTTACAAAAGAGAATTAGAAGAATATAAGAAGTATGGCGATCCTAAAACTATCTCCGGCAAGCTATCAGATTATGAATTAATCAGAAAAGAAGCGGCTAAAACCCCAGAACAAATTGAAAGTCTAATCAAAGAAAAAGAAACAGAAATTAGAAAAGGTGTTCAAACAGAATTAGATGCTAAAGATTTAAGCTTAAACAACGTACAAAAACAGTTGCGAGAATTAACCATAGTGGACAAAGTTTACTCACAGCTCGCAACAGATTTAGCAGACAAAACAGAGGATATAGTAAAAGACTTTATCCGGAAAAATTGTGATATTGACGACAAAAACAATTTAATAATCAAAGACGAGAGCGGCAAAGCAAGATACAAAAAAGATAAACCTTCAGAGCTTATGACCGTAGAAGATTATAAACAAGAACTCATACAAGAAAGATCCTTCCTATTTAAAGCGCAAACTCTCTCAGGAGGGGCTAACAGCGGAAAGGTAGTCACGGGCAGCGATGCAGGGGGAAATTTGACAGTGGAAAAATGGGGAAGAATGAGTAGCGAAGAACGGCAGAAATACCCTTTAGAGGTTAGAGCCAAACTTAGCAAACAATTATTAGGATAATTTTAAAAAAGGAAAATATATGTCAACAGTTAAATCAGGACTTGCTTACGCAAGTGAGGAATATTTAGATGTGCTATCGCAAGCACTAGTAAAAAAAGCGGTAATGCCAGCTCTTTGCAGAGGGTTCGATATCCCGGCAAAGACTGATATCTTTACCGTATCGAGAGACGGATCACTAACCAGCTCAACCTCAGCAGTAGCAGAAGGGGCGAATTATACGACTCTATCGCAGTACCAAACTGCTAAGGTACAAGTTTCAGTAGTGAAAGAAGTAGTTTGTTCTTTTGTTTCCGTTGAAGCATCAGACCTTATTGGAGCTAGTCCGGCAGTACTTGCAGAAAAGCAAGGGCAGGCATTGGCTAGACGTTGGGATACAGCGTTAAGCTCATTGTTTACTAACATTTCCAACACAGCCGGTACTACAAATACCGACCTATCTAAAGATAAGTTGATGGATGCAGTTTACAACGTAATTGCAAACAGCAACGGGGCAGTTGGTAATTTAGTTGCAGTACTATCTTTAAAACAAGAATTAAATCTAAAAAAAGAAATGACTTCAACAACTGCTTCAGCTTTTGGTTTGCCAATATTCTTAAGCTTGTTGGGTACACCAGGCACAGATAATGCAGCACCAAACGGATTGATCGGACAGATGCCAGGGGTTACGTGCTTTAGAGCATTTAATCTACCGACCGCTAACGGTGGTGTTGATGACGTTGGTTGCGTATTTGATCCAGCGATCACTTTTGCAACAGCAGCAAACAGCGCGCCGAGAACTATGGTGATTGAAGTAGGAAGAGGCAATCCATCATTTGGGTTCGAAGTTTCTAGTTACTTGTACCATGGAGAGGCAGAGTGGAACGATTTGACAGCAAGCAGAATAATTTCTAAAGCGTAATTCTTACACTTTTGAAATGAGATTAATAAAGAGGGGCTGAAAATGCCTCTCTTTTTTTTGGAAATAAATAGATGAATATAAACGAAGCTAACTTTGAAGTATTGTTAGAAAAACACAAAGAGCCAATTGACAGAGAGACCAAACAACCAGCAGCTTATATGCTTTGGGGCATGATTGGCAGTCACAACGAATCAAGCGTTATTACAGAAGCAGCAGAAATCAGAGAACTACCATTCGCCGGCTCTCTAGGAACACCAACGGCAGTCTTTGCATTGCTTAAAAAAGGTTGGAAGCTTTTAAAATATAAGCTACCGATAGAGCAAAATTTAGATCTACAAGTCGCATTAGAAACCGCTAAGGGTGGAAGTGTTGCACTAGACAATGAAAGAGCCGCAAGAATCGCAGCAGAAGAAGAATTGTCAGAATTAAAATCAAGACTAGAAAAACGTAAAAAGGTTACTACAGATGAACAAGCCTAGAAACGAAAAACAGGTAAGAAAAGCCATAGAAGAATTGGGTAAAAGATTTAAAGATTACGAAATTCAGAAGGGCAATTCTAAGGTTACATACGAGCAAGCTTTAAACGAAGCTAGAAAAGTTGCCGAGCGTGTAGAAGGTAATCGCAAATGAGTAAACCTGTTTTTGGTAAAAGTATTACTAGAAGCTTCATAGTAGATGATGGTGAGGGGGCTTTGTCGTTACCCTCACAATCACCTACTATATACTTATTTACTATGCAGCCAACGAGAATAGACGCGATAGCAGGCACAGGGGCGACGCAAACTATAACAGCCTGGACAGCTAATAATTCAAGCTATGATTATCAATTCACAGCAGTAACAGATCCAGATCCAGAAAGTAGTAATGCAGAAATTGAATACTGGGAAGCAATTAAGTACGTACTGCAAACAGCAGGGAGCGTGCAGACTAAAATAAGAAGTTTCACTATCTCGCGCGCAGAAGTAGCTATAAGTAAGCCCGGAACATCGCTACAAGATATTAAAGACGTTTGGGCAGGGGTTAGTAATTACATTAGTGATTCACAGCTAGGTACGTTTCTAGAAGAAGCAGAAACTTTAATGCGATTAAAATTCGGGAAAAAAGTTTGGGTTAGACTAGGCGATTTAGAAGACGCTAAGTTTGCATTAGCTTATAAAGCAATAATATTAATGGCAGAAACACAAATAGCTAAAGGCTTTCAAGGTGATAAATTTGAAAAGCTAGCAATCATATTTCAGAACAGATACAAAGAGATTTTAGCAAGTACAAGTTTTCCACAAGACACAGATGGAGACGGCAAAGAAGATTCAATCATAACTAAATCAGCAAGAGTAATAGACGTTAGCAGATGACAACAATCGAGAACGATATTAGGGATAAGTGGAAAACTAAAGTATTTGAAAATTCTGCTATTTTAAACATTACAAACAAAGCCTTAGACTATGAATTATCACCAGAATCAGAAAAAGAAATTACAGAGGGAAGTTTCACGCAAGAATTAAATTTCTTTGAGTACGTAGTTTCAAGAAGCGAAGTGTCACAGCCTGAAATAGGGGGATTCAGTAGACCAGTATATAAATTTTTATGCGAGGTTAGATACACCAAACAAATAGACACAGATGGTACTAATTTTAATTTAGTAGTAGATGCTATGTCATTATTAATAGACGTAGTAAGAGCACAGCTAGGTAGCTCATGGGATGGGGTTATTGATTATCAAGAAGATCCGATATCAATAGACGCACCAATAAAAGAGACGGTGGCAGACATAGATTGCTATCGATCCATAGCCAGATTTTCCGCGATTAAACAAATATAAAATAAAATAGGGGATATATGCCAGATTTAAACACAAACGAAATAGATTATACAAAGAGAGTAGGCTTCACTGTATTGTCACCAATATCATTGCTTACAAGCTACACAGCAGGGGGCTTTAACGGTTACTCAAGCAATGGATTTAATGCGCTAAGAACGCTTAGCTCAACAGAATCAAGCGCGGCTACAGTTGCAAATTTTGTAGTCACATTAGTAAACGATTTAATGCGCGCTAAATCGTAATCAATTTAATTAACAATTTTTAGGAGATTTCAAAAATGCCAGCAAGAACAGGCGGAAACACATCGCTAGGGGTAACCTTAGCCACAACCTTTGACGGAATTACTCAAGCCGGCGCAGGTCATAAATTAGTAGTAGATAGTATCACACACAGCAGAGGTACTACCGAGTTGTCAGAAGTAGGTATTGGATCAGGTCAAGCATTATCGACCGATAGTGATATAGGTAACTTTAATCCAACGGTAGGATTTACAAAAACAATAAGAAGTGACGACCAAGGAATAGCTTTAATCAAGCAATTGTTTGGCACCGAAACGGTTGCAGTATTGTCTACACCAGCAACGGCACATAGCTTTACATACAATGCAGTTTCTACTGCAAACTATGCAAACTTAGCGTTTCATGGTGAGAGTACTGCTATATTTGAGTATGTAAACAATGTGGTTACTAAATTAGGGATCGAATTGACGCCTAATGATTATGCTAAAGCGACTTATGAGCTACTAGCTACTAATAGATTAATAACAGCAACGACAAACAACGCGGCTTCATTAGTTGCGACTACAGAGCCAGCGACTAGACAAAACTTTATTGTAAGAAGTACAGACGAAGTTTTGATTAATGTACAAAGTGCCGGCGTGCTTGCTAGTCCAGCTAATAGGATCGTAGTGGCTAAAGTAAGCATTGACTACGACAAGTCACAGGAGCTTGTTTCTGAGATAAAAGGATCGGTAGGATTTGGAGCACCAAGAGCAAGCGGACAACCGCCATTTATGGCAACAATTACGCTAGAGCTTAAAACAGTTGAGGACTTTACTTATTTTACAGCGCACGAAGCAGGCACAGAATACAAACTAAGCGCAAGCATCAGAGCACCGACAGTAATAGCAGGCGGAATCTTCCCGGAAGTAAATTATTACTTTCCAAGATTAAAAGTAGTGTTAGATCCAGAGCATGACGTTGCTAACGCAGGAGAAAACGGGATGACCGTTACTTTCAAAGCTTTGGTTGCATCTAGTATACCGACCGGTATGTTTAGTACTTTACCACATATCAGAGTTGTAAACGCAAGAACGACAGTGTATTAAAATATGAAAAAAACAATAGAGATAACTCTACCCGAAGCGACTACTAAGATTAAAAACGGCGATGGTTCTTATACCGAACTGTTTTTTAGTCCGTTAAAACAAAATGTTTCAATGAGATTGCTAGTCAATTTGGAGAAGGTTAAAAATGCGACCGAGGAGGATAAAAAAAATCCAGAGAAGCAAATTGAATTTAAAAACATAATGGACGATTATGAACAAATTCCGTTTAGACATCTTCAAAACGTTGTAGGAGAATTAAAAGACTACGGCGAGACGGTTACTCTCGAGCAAATAAAGTCAGGAGACATTTCTACTGCGCTTTACGGTGCTATCTCTAGTATGTTTTGGGATTATATTAAAAGCACAAAGGCAGTAAACAAGGAAGAAGAAAAAAAAGAGCCAGGGGTAAGCGACTTAGCACAAGGTTAAATCAAGTATTAATTGAGCATCCAGGTTTGGAGTGTACCAAGTGTATGCTCTTTTACCAAGACGATAATCTTATGCCGCTTTGCTTTACCCCTGAGGGTTGCCCGGTGGAAGAATGGGCAACCGACATAAAACTTAATGAACAAATAGACGATTATAGGCGCGGAAAATCCCTATATTCAAGAACGGAAGATCCGCGCGTAATGCAAATGGTTAACGAGAGACTGGGTTTATACGACGATCCGCAAACACACATAGAATTAGAAGGGATTTTTGCAGAATGGGAGATACAACAGCAGCGCAGAAAATCACAGGGGTAACGGCACAGCTTGCATTAGTACAATTACACTTACAAACGCTAGAGAGCGCGATCGATCATGCGTTAGCAGAGCCAAAAAGCAACGCAACAATTGAGAAGCAGTTTGGTGACTTGAATCAGCTAAGACCGAGCAAGCAAAAAACAATAGTCACAAATATATTTGATGAAGATAATAAAGCATTTATGGAAATGTATTCTATGGCTTTATTATCAGAAGAAGAAAGCGGAGCAAAGGGAATAGCGCAGTATTTTTATGCCGTTCTACAGCAAGCAATAACAGAGCGTGAAAGTTTAGAAAATGAAATTAATATTTGGCGTAGAGCAGTTGATGACCTCACTTTACAAATGGTCAGGGGAACAATAGGCAAAGTAAGTTTTAGGAGCTTTTAAATATGGTATTTACGAGCAGCGGAGGCACCGACAAAATAGAAATCGTTGTAGAGGTCGATGAAAAAGGGGCAGTGCGCGATCTTAAGGAAGTTGGCAAAGCAGCGCAAGAAGTTGGCAAAGAGGCGAACGCAGCCAGTAGCGGATTAGCAAAATTTCAAACTAACTTAATCACAGTAGCAACACTTGCAGCCGCGGCAGCTATCGCCGTTAAAGGTATTAGCATGACGCTTGAAGCCGTTGATGCAGGTTCAAGAGTTGATGATATTGCCAATTCTTTTGACAGACTAAGCAAGCAGGCAGGGGTTGCCTCAGAACAGCTCAGGAGTAACTTATCAAGCGCGCTAGGGGGTACATTTACGCAAGTAGAAGTAATGCGAAAAGCTAACGAGCTATTAATCGCAGGCTTAGATCCTAGTACTTTTGATGAGATGGCAAACGCGGCGCGATCATTAGCAGACGCCACAGGGGTAACCTTAAAGCAAGCACTGGATCAAATAGGTGACAGCTTCATACGCGGAACAGATCGAGCCTTAAAAGCTATGGGGGTTCACATTGATCTACAGAAAGCAGAAACAGACTACGCAATAAAGTTAGGCATAACGCGCGAACAATTGACGGAAAATCAAAGACTTGAAGTTAGCAGGGCGGCAATGCTAGAAGCCTTGAGCGGTAAAACGCAAGAGTTAGGAATAGTAACTAACGATGCATCAGATCAGCTTCTTGTAATTAAAGCGAGAGTGTCAGATTTTACAGATCAACTAACTAGGGCAATAGCTACTAGTCCAGAGTTAAACGAGCTAATTAATACAATTGCAAACTTTGCAACCAATACAGATTTTACCCCACTAATAAACGGAATTACAAACACGATTGGCGCAATCTCTAACCTAACCACTAAACTTTTAGGCACCAAACAAGATTTAGAAGATTTCGCTTTAGGCTTAAGAGTCATCGGGCTAATGATATCAGGCAATGGCTTAAACGCTTCTCAGTCTATCGCGAGCCTAGAAAAGCTTGGCAAAGAATCGCAAAAAGTATCAGACGAATTTTTAAATAATGCTAAACCTAATATCGAGAAACTTGAGCAAAGTCATGAAGATCTTAGCAAAACAGTAACTAAAACAGCTAACGATTATCAAGGACTTGGCAAGAAAGCAGCGATTGCAACGGTTGCGATTACAGGGAGCACCGCAGCGACCAAGGAAATTAAAGCAAGTGCAGATATAGCGAGCAAAAGCATTGTAGGGCTTGCTGATTCGCATGTTAAATTAGGGAAAGAATTAGATAATTTAGCCCCTAAATTCGATTCGCTATTAGATAAAGCAATGGGCTTTGAGTCAGGAAGCAAGGGGGCTGGTATCTCATCTAGTTTACAATCAACCATAGGCAGCGCAATTTCTAAAGGAGTTGATGAGGGGTTTAATAGAAACGATATTACAGCAGTAGCAGCTTCGGCAGGGGAGGCAATAGGTACAGCTTTTGCAGGACCGATCGGGGGTGCGATATTAAAAGCAGTAACCGAGCACACAGTAGATACAGTGGTAAACGTTGGAACGTCAAAAAGTGCAACCTCTAAGTTTGTTAAATTATTTTTGAACGCAGTCATACCAGGGTTAGGCTATGGCTTTGACAAATTCTTTGGAGACAAATTATTTGGAACATCAGCAGCTACGCAGATGAGAAAACAAGCAGACAAATTCTTTGCCGATGTTTTTGACGCAAATAAAATAGCAGTATCAGTCAATGGACAGCTGAGCCGATTAACAGATTTAGTTTTCAGCGGTAATCAAGATCCAACAAGTGGAATTTTCGCAGGGCTATCAGCCTCTACTCAAGCACAGTTTACAACCTTAGGCGATGGATTGGCACAAGCTTTAGGATTAGGCAAAGATGCAGCGATTAATTTAGGCGTTGTATTAGCTAATAATAATGTAACACTTGCAGATTTACAAACTATCATTCAGGCAACAGGACAAAGTTTTGAAACACTATCAGACCAGATGTTTGAAAGTTTCTATTTAGGTAATGAATCCGTTTTGCAACTACAGCAAAGATTACAAGATTTATACGGCATCATGTCCGGCACTAATGTGTTTCAAGATTTAGGCGCAGCCTTTGATGCAGTAGGAGCCGCAGGATTCAAGGGGGGGAGACAGTTATTTAATGCACTGCAAGCCGTTGGAATTGAAGCACAACAATTAGGCGCAAACACTTTGCCACAGATGGCAGATATATTAGTTAATAGATTCGGGGCAGCAGCAAGCACCGTTCAAACATTAATGGCAGCGATGACCGCGGCAGGAATTAGATCCGTTGCAGATTTAGCAAGCGCGACTAATGCGCAGCTAACAGCGATTGGAGCGAATCAACAATTAATTTCACAAGGGTTAGCACCAACAGAAAAGGCAGTTATACCGCCAGGGGACACCTCAAGATCAAACTTTGGAACAACAACACAATCAAGTAAAAATCCGGGAACACAAAGCACTAGATCGAGCGGAGCAACAAAAAGCAAGTCTAAAGCACAGATTAAAGCGGAGAAGTTGGCAGATGAGAAGAAGCGAGAAAAGAGCCGACAAATACAAGAAGTAGAAAGACTCCTTGGGGGTTCTAACGAGTATCGAAGTATATTAGATAATCTTACATCTAGTTTAATTACAAATAAAACAGCAGAGCAGCAGTTAGACAATGTTAGAAAGTCTATTACTACTAATGTTAAAGAATTAAGCGATGCTGAAAAGAAAAGAGATAAACTTTTAAACGCTGGGAAAAAAGTACCGATAGAGCTTACTGTACAAATTGAAAAGCTTAGAGCAGCACAAGACAAGTTAAGGGAATCCAGTAAGAAATTAATAGCTGAATCTCCTTATGATAGACTTGCAAAACTAGTCGGTAAATACGCCGGTAATATAGATTTACTAAATCTCGCAGCGCAGCAGTCCGGAATTTCTTTTGACCAATTAAAAGACAAAGCGCAAGATGCGTTTTTATCAGGTAACGAATCATTTACACAAGCCAAGAAAAGACTAGACGACTTAACAGGTGGCACAGATGTTAAAAAACAATTTGAGAATTTTGTAAACGCAGGAACAAACGGCGGAATACTATCAAAGGACTTTTTTCAAAAGATTGGTAAGTCTCTACAAAACGTGGGGGGAACATCACTTGAGAGTTTGTCTGAGAATTTACTTGGTAGTGGTGTAAGTGCTGAACAATTGCAGAAAATATTTATAGCTCTAAAAAACACTGGGATTGAATCAATAGATGCGATTGCGAATATAGACACAACGCAATTTATTAAATTCGGCGACCAGCTACAGCAGATAGGGTTTGCATTTAATGAAACTAGCAGCGAGACGAGAAGACTTACAGAAGAATTAAACGCTATACCAGATCGCAAGTCGGTGACCTTGGATGTCTCTTTAAATTTGACAGAAGCAGATAGAAAAATATTAGAAGGGTACGGAATAATCACAGTAGGTCAAAACGGAGTAGTGCCGAACGATACAACAGCAGCACCACAGTTGGACAAAAGCAACAAGGGATTGCCTACTAAAGTTAGCTTACCTAAAGGATTGAGAGCGACATCGAGAAAAGGTATATACAGAAATTCAAGAAATCAATTAGTAGACATAAACGGTAGACAGTTAAGACTATGAGTAATCTTTTAATTTCTTACCCATCTATCCCCTTTGAAGCGGTCGAGTCTCTAAATTCTGTAACGTATAATGAAGATTTTAATTATAGAAATTTAATCTCAACTGAAAGGCACGCGTGGGGGCAAGCTACGGCAGGGGCATCAGGTACTATTAATAACGAATATGATTTAGGAGTTGGAAAAACTAAAGCAGTTGACCACGTAATAGTGGCGCGCGCAGATTCATTAATCGCACAAGGAACGACGACTCTTAGACTATCTACTACTACCGCAATTGGTGGCACCTATGCCGACGTTTTAACAGACGCAAGTTTTGCCAGTGCTACATTGCGCGGTTCTAATTCTCAAGACTATATACAGCACAGTTTAAACTTAACAGCAGCGAGAACATGGAGGGCGCAGATTACAGGGGGAGCAGCAACAAATAGAAGTTATTCTAAACTTTACTTTGGTACTGCCTTTGATCCAATTGTAAACGTTTCAAATTTTAATTACACAAGAAACGATATAGCCGGAGATTTTAAAGCAGGTAGCGGAAGTGTTTATTTATATAAATTATCAGACGCTAGATACTCAATAGAGATAGAATGGAGAAAAATAACCACTGCTAAAATGACAGAGTTTTTTTCTACGGTTGGAAGATATTGGGACAAGCACAGGTTCTTTTTATACACGACGTCAGAGCATCAGATTTTAGATTATAAAAGACTAATGCACGTTAAATTTATAGAAGCACCAGAGCACGAAATGATTAAAGACAAAGACGGTTATCATATTATAAGTTGCAAATTTGAAGAGGTGTTAGGCTAATGACAAATTTTCTTTTAGCGTTTCCAGATATTCCATTTAATGGGAACAGCGTAACCACTTCACACACTGTAAAAGCTGGCTTGTCTGCTAAGAATTTAATCACCGGGGGAGTAGGCGATCAGTTTGAATTAGCAACAGCGACGGCGGATGATTTAACAATTGAATTTGATAGAGGGACGACCGCAACAGTAGATCACTTGGGGCTAATAGACGCTAAACAATTACAGGGATCTGGGTGTACTCGTGTAAACTTAAGAGGTTCAAGCGGTTCAGCTTTTGCACCGACTGCTATTACAGGTATTCGCGCGTGGTACGATTCGAGCCGACAAGTTACTACGGTAAGCGGTGCAGTTTCTCAAATTAATGATCTGTCAGGGCTTGGAAATCATGCGACTCAAGGCACAGCAGCGAGTAGACCAATATTGAGCCGCGGAGATCTTCAAGAAAATAGGGTACTAAATTCAAGCGATCTTACTCAGGTCGCTAACTGGACAGCAACAAGAGCAACAGTTACTAACACAAGTGCTACTAATCCTTTGACAAATGCAAGTACAGTTTCTCTACTTACTGAGGATTCGACGGCGGCAAATTCGCATTTTATTCAGCAAAATGTGAAAGTGCGCGTAGTAAGTGGCTCGACCTACAGGGTAACGATGACCTACAAGGCAAACGGAAGGAATGGAGTAGGTTTAATTTTAGACGATGGCGGTCTAACTAGCTCTCTCGCTTACTCTTGGATACCAGATCTAAGCAGTTCAGCAAGCGGAGCCTTGACAGCTATAACTTTTGCGAGCATTGGGGACGGTTGGCACACGCTAACTGCTACGCTTATCTCTAATGTAACAAATTTAATTAATGTAACGCCGCTCTTGTTATCTGCTAAAAACACCCATAATTATACAGGGGACGGAACAAGCGGAGCGATGATTGCCGGTGTTTCCGTAGCTTTAAGTACAACATCAAGTACCTACATTGCAACAACAGACTTCCCACAATTCGCAGGAATAAACGGCAATCGGGGAATGGTGTTTGACGGTACAGACGATTTTTTAACAGGGACCACGATAGGGGGATCGCAACCTTATACGGTGTTTCAGGTTATACGCAGCGAGCCTTTAACATCGGGCGATCAAATTCCCTGGTCTTTTGGCACCGGTGTATTTTCAATGTTTACAGGAGCTAGCACATTAAGATTAAGCGCAGGGTCTAATATAGACGCAACAAGATCGAGGGGTACGGTTGATGTTATTACAAGCTTGGTCAATGGTGGCAGCTCACAAACATTTATTAACGGCACATCAGTAGTAAGCGGAGCAGTAGGAGCAAGCACAGCGTCAGGAGTTACGACGATCGGGAGATATACAGACGGCAGCCGACACTTTAACGGTTACATATTAGAGATGTTAATTTACGCGGCTAATCTTTCAAATACAGACAGGCAAAGTGTAGAAAATTATTTACTCTCGAAATATGTTGACGCCCCCATAGGCGGAACACTTGCATTTAACACCTACAGTTTAGCCGGTAGTTTTAATTTAGATTATATTGCAAATTTTTCGACGTCGAGTGCCTTTAGATATTGGAGATTACAGCTAGGCACAGACTCAACAACTACCTACCCAATGAGCAAAACATTTTTTGGGACAGTCTTTGATTTTATAAGAGAGCCTACAAGACCATATAAATTAAAAAGATTAAAAGATGATTTTACAGAAAAAGATCCACGATATTTATTGGATCTTACCTGGGAAGATATACCCGATTTGAAAGTGTCAGAGCTACAAGCTTACTTGCAGTATTCAGCAACTAATACGGTAATATTATACGACACGAATAATTTAATATTGCCAGGTACTACATGCATGTACGCGCGCGTAGTGAGTTATAATATAGAAAGAATAGCAATAAATAGTAATGTAGTAACAATTTCTTTTGAGGAATTAATATGACCTTAAGCAAAGAGTTACAGCCTTGGTTTAGAGCAGACATAGTTTTTAAGGATATCAATACACCTAGTGTCACTAAGACTATGCAATTTACTAATCGCACTGCTATAGGTGGAGGAACAACCTACTTTCCTCTTTTAATATCCGAGTCGGGAATTGGACAATCAATCGGACAAGATGGAATGCCGGACGCACCGAGCGGCACAATTACCCTTGATGACACATCGGGAAACTTTGGAGAGCATAGATCTATATCTGATTTATTTGAACGGTTTACAATTATTAATCAAGAAGTAACTTTATTTTGGGCGCAAACAGGACTAGAGAATACAAATATACCGAGTTCGTGGACGCAGTATTGGAAAGGGAAAGTCACTTCATGGGATAAAACGTGTTACGGAGATGAACAGTTATCAATTTCAGTAAGCACCGTATCGCCTGAAATAAAATATTTGCATAAAATAATAACCGAGGACATGGCAGCAAGTGGGTACAGGGTGCCAGGGGATAGTTTGGCAAAAACATTGCCTGTTATTTTTAACGACGGAAGCGGATCTAATATTTTATCTCTTCCGGCTTACTCGTTAGATTCTAGCATCGACAATAAGACGATCGCGCGCTTTGCTTATGCGCTTAGTTTTGGAACACAGTTTGTACAAGATGGTGCGTCACAAGTTTACGCGAAGCAGTACGACGGAGAATTTAGAGCCGTGGTGCCTAGTAGTGTTTATAATGACGACAGTCTACAAACGGTTAGAGACGGAGCCGCGGGATTGCCTACGAACCATGGCAAAACGGAGTTTTTGAACATCTTCCCCACTGGGTTAGCAATTGGAATAGTGACAGGTTGTAGATGGTGGTGCCAAGGACAAAACAACGGAGCGATTGGACCGACCGGAGAGATCCGATTTATTTTTTACCGCAGAAATACAACCATGCAGGACGGCACTACAGTAAGCGCGACATGGCAAGAAGTGACTTCAGTGGTTGTAAAAAAATTCACTTACTTAACAGAGGTTAGGGGGGCAGCTAAGTTTTTTGTTGACGCAGTTTTTCCCGAAGCAATTCCGATCGGAGAAACCGAAGCGGATCGAAGGGCTGGTATTAATACGCCGCTTTATGCGTTAGGTATAGTTCTCTCAGAATACACAGGTTCTATAGTAACAGATTTTACTTCTGCAATTGTTGACGTCAAACTTAATGATAATAATTATTTTACTAGAATCTCCGACGCTGGGGGTTGGCTGGAGAACACTGGGGCGTATGTTCCTAGGGTTGTTATAGATATGGCAAACTGGAGCGTATCAGCAAACACCACAGACAGCGAGGGATTTAATTATCGGACTGTAAATTTTACGCAAGAAAATAGAATTAGCGCTAAAAGCGACATGCAGAATCTCGATATAATGGTATCAGTTACGGCAGGGATTAATGATGACGCAGCCGGAGTGATTACAGGGACGCCAAACATACCAATTTTTAACCCAGTTCATATTTTAAGATTAGTGACGCGGCAGTGGAGCGGCAGCTCATGGGTCCCCAATACAAATGATTATGACACCGGACCATACGCTACAGAGCAGCAAGCTTATACAATTGGTGACAATCAAAGAAGAGTAGCTGGGTATGTTGCCGGTAGCCCGACGCTAGAAGATTTTATAAGTATTTTAGTTAAAGAAACAGCGAGTTTTTTAGTACCGCGAAATAATGGGAAGCTAAGTTTATTGCCATGGAGTCCAAGGCTTGCAGTACAAAAGTTATTTACGGATGAGAATTGTAGTGTCTTAACATTTAGGCAGCTTGATATCAGTGCCGTAGTAAACGCGACCACGATCACGTATGCAAAAAATTCCATAAAAAATGATGAGAGTTTCTTTATACGACCAGTGAGCGACAACGTTGGAAACGTGCTAGTAGTGCAGCAAGCGAATCCTAATTCTTCAATAATTTACGGCACGCGACCAATAGAAGACAGAGACACGCAGCTAATAGCGGATTTAACTACTGCCACGACTTATGCAAATTATATTTTAGCAAGGAGTGACGCGCCGGCCTTTGTTGTCAGGATCGAAGTACCGTTTTTTGATAACTCTACTTTAGAAATAATGCACATAGTAGATTTAGTTTCTACTAAAATGCCGGCGCACTATGGATCTAATTATGGTAGTCAGGGGGTAACCTTTCAAGGTAATATAATAGATATCTTTAAGGGACGAAAAGCAGTTAGAGCGCAGCGGTATAGATGCCAGATCATAGGCAAACAAATAGACCGAGATAGAGGCGTATCACCGAGGTTGATACTAGATTTAAGAGTTGTTAAACCTTTCCATGCAAGTGATCCAACGTGTGACGACAGAAATTTATTAGGGACTTAAATAATGAGCTACGCAAATTTAATTAGGCAAGTATCAGGCTGGACGGCTAACGACCTAGGTAATTTAATTGACGGCGTTGGGGGAGCGCAATCTACACTAAACTGGACAAGCTGGACACCAACGCTAACAGCTACGGGATCTATGACTATCACTACTCAAGTTATAGAGAGATGTAAATTTATACAGATCGGAAAACTGTTCAAAGTAAAAGTAGGATTTACATATACTTTGGGGGGTACTGCAAGTAACGCAATTATTTTACCGCTACCGGCTGGAATTACGACACACGCAAGCGGTCGACAAGCCTCGCCTATCCTTGTGAAAGCAGCAGTAGACTGGGAGCCTGGTATGATTTTTACAGCGGGGAATCAGACAACTGTAGATATTTATAGAACACCAACTATTAACTTTGTGCTAGGAGCTAACATGCAATTTTTCGGCGAGATCGATTTAGAGATAGCATAATAAACAATTTTTATGATGAGAGTATATGTCAAATTTAGAAACTTTAGATATGAAACTAGACAATTTAGGATCTGAAATGAGAGTGCAAACTATTAGTTTATCAGGAATAGAAAACAACACCAAAGCAATGGTACAGGTTGCATTAAGTGACCAGGAAGCAAGAGATCGCATTTATGACAAGTTGGCAGAGGGCTTATTAAAACTTGCAAAATGTATGTCGTGGTGCGTAGTTATCGTGCTAGCGCTTGCAATAATAGCGACATTTAAACAAGAAATTCATTTAAATTTAACCGATAAAGTTGTAGACATCGGTGCAAAAAATTCAAAAGCGGAGTATCAGAAGAAATGATACAAGCTGATTTTAAACTTATCTTAGCGATCATTAGACAAGAATCAGGATTCGATCCAAACGCTAAATCGCACGCAGGAGCAGAAGGCTTAATGCAATTGATGCCACCTACATTTAAAGAATGGGCGGAGATTGTTAAATTTAAAAAACCAGACGTGCGCAATCCGATCCAAAATGTAATCGCTGGATGTTTGGAAATTAATAGACAGTTACAATCATTCAAAGACATTAGATTAGCATTAGCCGCTTATAACTGGGGTAGTGGAAATTTAAGAAGCTTGATGAGAAGAAGGCAGCTTACAAAGTTTGAAGACTTGCAGCCGTTTCTACCAAGAGAAACAAGAAATTATGTTAGATTAGTTACACAGCATTACAACGATCCACAAACTACGGAAATGATTTTATGAATTACGGATTAGATTTATTAGGAATAGCTAGGTACGGAAAGGTTGCAGTAGAAGAGTTTTCAGACGGTTGGGCGTTAGGGGCGTTTACTTATGTTGACGGCTTTGGCGATGCATTGCCAGCAGTGAGAGACGTGCTTGCGACTGGTCGAGTTAAAATTTGCAGACTCCAATTAATGTGGCGTGATAAACACGATTTTAATTTTAGAAGAGACAAAGATTTTGTAAGAAAAGAAGCGAAGAGATTTTATTCTTTAATTAATTCAAACAAAGCCGTCAAGTGGTACATCTCGCCATGTTGCGAACATGAGTTAAACGACAGGCAATTTGAAGAGTTTGCGGAAGTCGTAAGGCAAGAATTGCAGGGCTTAAACTATGAGCTTGTCAATTCGCCTAATCACAGAAAAGGTCATGTTAGTAGAAAATATTTGAATGAGTACCATGGCGCAGACAGAAAGCCACGAGGCGGAAGATATGCCTTTAGTTTTGATGGGACAAATTGTTGCGATTCAAACGTTGAAGAGTTTAAAAGAAATTATAAAGATGCTGAATACTTTATGTTTTGGGCGCCACAGTGTAACGGTCGTTTGAAGACAGAGGACAAAACAGCAAGAGCGAAGAGAAGAGCTTATCCGACATCTAGACAAATTGATTCATGGATTTATTTATCAACTGCAAGAGGTGCAACAAAGCTTCCTAAAGATTGGCTATTAAAATCACATGGAGATCAGCACACTGTGCCACCGTCAGGAAAAGACCAAAAACCTGTTTTTATTATTCCGCAAAAAGTTAAAGAAATAGTTTTTAAAACCAGAAATGGGCAGACAATAGATAAAGCTAAATATTTTGGAAAGTTTGTAGGTGGGGGACATAGATATTATTGCAACGATTGGGGTTATTTGTTATCTGAAAAAGCAAGAAGGATCCAGGGCGATGCGCTAGTTGATATTTTTGTAAATAACAAAAAAGTTGGAGTTTGTAATTTAGCATTTAGAGACGGAAAATATAGATAGAAAAATATGGCAAAGATTGAAGTTTCTGTAAGAAATGGATTATATGAAAAAACACTTCTCGAAGCCTCATATTTTCCTAATTTTGCAGAAAAAAAAATTCAATTTGCATCGTACTCAGAGGCGGCTTGCGCCTTAGCTAATGAAAGGTTGATCCCTAATTGGCAGTGTATAGCAGGAGAAACATTTCAAGTACCTTTATTAAATAAATCAACGGCAGATTTTAGAATTAAGGACACGATAGTTGAGTTTCACCCAATTATTTTAGAGCATGAGTTCACAAATAGAGGGCAGGGGAGAAGATTTTTGCAGATACAAGATAGGTTAAGACCTCATGATTTACAGTGTTTTAATAGCACCTTAGTTGAAGAGTTTTCGATTAGATATTATTCCAAGCGCAGGCATTTAATGGATAATTCGAGCAATGAAGAAATTCGCAAGTGCTTTTTAATAGTGGCGCAAACGTTCGAGAATTACGCAAGGGACGTTTTAACAAAGTTTTCGGGTGTTAGTTACAATGTTGCAATTAACACGTTGTCCGAGATTTATAACAATCTACCAAGGGGGAGAAAATGTTAAGTCAAGTATTAGCTATTAAACAGGTCGAAGTTTTAAAAGAACATCACAGCGCAAACGCTAAGTTGCCGCTTAGGAGTAGATGGGTGAAGCAGTAAAAAAAATTATTAGATTTACAGGAGCGAAAAAATGGAAACGGAAATCATCAGCGAGTTAGCCGGTAATATAGCGGCTTTATTAATTACTACAGTTAACTTGCCAGTTGTAACTGGGCTAGCAATTGTTGGAGTTTTTAAAAGCTTTGGCAAGCTTTGGGGTAGCGGAGTTGAGAGACGACGCAATAGAAAATCTGGAATCAGTGGACAAGAACAAAAATATATACAGGAGAATGACGATGAAAATATTAATTAATTGGGCGATAAGTAGACTTGGGGAAAAAACGACTTGGTTGGGATTTATTGGATCGGCTTTGGTTTATCTAAACTTAAATCTATCGAGTGCATTAGTTGATTCAGTGGCGAGCGCATTGCTTGCTATATTTTCAGCTATAGCAATATTTTACAAAGAGAAAAAAAAATGAGCGCAGGCAAGCACGATCTTACATTCGAACAGGGCGCAACAGTTACGCAAGTCTTAACCTGGAAGGATTCCCTGGGAACGCTCGTAAATCTTACAGGATTTACCGCGCGTATGCAGGCAAGAAGGCAGGTGAATGATCTAGAAATTTTACTAGATTTAACTACTGCTAATTCGGGGCTTGTATTAGGCGGAGTGCTTGGGACTGTCACTATAAATATATCAGCAGCCGCAACAGCTTTAATCAGCGGCGTTGCGGTTTATGATTTAGAGCTCGTGAGTGGGTCGTCAGTTGTTACTAGATTAATTGAGGGCAAGATTTTCTTTAGTCCGCAGGTTACTAGATGACAGGTACAATTGTAATAAATTCTAATTTAGATAAATTAATAGAGGTGCAATCAGAGACCTCTATTGTGATTGACGGCGTAGGGACTCAAGGCGCAACTGGAGCAGCAGGATCGCCAGGTGCAACTGGATCGACAGGACCGGCAGGATCGCCAGGTGCAACTGGATCGACAGGACCGGCAGGATCGCCAGGTGCAACTGGATCGACAGGACCTCAAGGTGATATTGGAGTTACTGGATCGGCAGGAGCTACAGGATCCGCAGGTGCTACAGGATCGACAGGAGCAACAGGCGCAGGAGTAGCAACAGGTGGAACCACTGGGCAAATTTTAAGCAAAAATAGCGCAACGAATTTTGATACTGGTTGGACAAATTTTTTACCGATTAGTCTCACGTCGGGAGTTAGCGGAGTATTGCCAATTGCAAACGGCGGCACAAATGCTAGTTCCTTTACAGCCAACACCTTTCCTTATTTTAATTCGGCAACATCAAAACTTGCAAATAGTCCAATGTCTAGAAATGCCTCAACTATACAAATTACAGATTTTGATTTTATAGTTACAGACACAATTACTAGTTATTCAGTTGGATTATATAGATTCGGGACAGCTGGATCAGGGTCAGAAGGGGGTTTGTATGAAACTGCAAACAACAATTCAATCGCAGTGTACGATTGGGACGCCGTCACATATCATTATGCTGGAAATAATATAAGTGTGAATAAC